ACTGCTTCCTATAAGAGATCTTATGTGTGAGTTCTGTAGTGTACTGACAGATATAGAACGATCTGGCATGGCTATTGATATGAACGTACTTGATCAGGTAGATGTAGACTATCAGAAGGAGCAAGAAGAACTTACTAGATATCTTCAGATGCAAACCAGGAAACTTATGGGGGATAAAGATGTTAATCTATCTTCTCCCGAACAACTATCCAGTGTAGTTTATTCATGCAACCTTACAGATAAGAAGCTCTGGAAAGAGGTAATGGATATAGGTGTGGATGATAAAGGTAAGCCAAAGCGTAGACCTTACATGACTCAGGAAGGTTTTATGTCTGCTGCCAAAGAATGTTTTAAAAAAGCATATAAAACTAGAGTTATTAAATGTGGTAGTTGTTATGGTAAAGGTACTTACTATAAGCTAAAGAAAGATGGTAGCAACTTCAAGAAACCTAGTAAGTGTGAAGGTTGTGGTGGATTAGGTGTACTCTACTTAGAGGTAGATGAAGTAGCAGGTCTTGGCATTAAGCCTAGATCAGAACTAGCATCTGCTGGTGGGTTTAAGACTGATAAGATAACACTTACAGAACATCTTAGAACTACCACAGACCCTGATGTAAAGAAGTTTCTTGAATCACTAATAAGATTATCAGCTATAGATACATATCGCGCATCATTCATTGAAGGTATCAAGAAAGGTATCAAAAGTGATGGACTACTCCATGCTAACTTTAACCAGTGTATAACCTCTACAGGAAGACTCAGTAGTTCTAATCCCAATCTACAGAATATGCCTAAAGGTAGATTGTTTCCAGTTCGTAAGGCATTTGTAAGTAGATTTGAAGGAGGTACACTTGTCGAAATTGATTACAGTCAACTTGAGTTTAGAATTGCAGGAATATTAGCAACTGATGAAACTGTTAAACGAGAAGTCGAATCTGGCTTTGACGTTCACGCCTACACTGCCAAAGTCCTCTCAGACAATGGAGAAGTTACTGACAGAGGAGCAGCAAAAGCTTCCACCTTCCGTCCATTGTACGGTGGAACTCAAGGAACTCCTGCTCAACAAATTTACTTCAAAGAGTTCTTCGGAAAGTATCAAGGGATCTTTAAGTGGCATGACAAGCTTCAGAACGAAGCCATAGCAACTAAATTAGTTACAACTGCTACAGGTAGACAGTTTAGTTTCCCTGACTGCCAAAGAAACAGATCAGGTAATGCTAACTTCAAGACTCAGATAGTAAACTATCCTGTACAGTCAGTAGCTACAGCAGAGATTGTACCATTAGGTGTGATATTATTATTCAATAAACTAAAAGAGAAAGGATTAAAAAGTGTTGTAATTAATACAGTACATGATAGTGTACTGATAGATACTCATCCAGATGAGATAGATATAGTTAAGGATATAGGCCCACAGTGTCTCTTGGATGCACAAGATGAAGCTAAAAAACGATTTGGTCTATCTGATTACATTCCTCTTGAGGTAGAAATGTCTCATGGAAGTAACTGGATGGATCAGGAGGAGTTTAATGCAACAGTATGAATTAGAGATAATAGATAATGAACTAGAACGTAAAGAAAGAAGAAAAAAATATGCAAAAGAATATTATAAAGCATACTATAAAATTTCTGAAAATAGATTAAAACACAATGAAGTTATGCGAAAATACAGACAAAGACCAGAAGTTAAAGAAAAGATAAATTTACAGAGAAAGAAATATAATCAAAGTCCAGAGGGTAAACAAAAAAGAAAAGAATATAATCAAAGTCCAGAGGGTAAAGAAACAGCAAGAAAATACAGACAAAAACCAGAAGTTAAGCAAAGAAGAAATAGAGCTAAAGAAGCAAGAAGAAAAATAATAAGAAAGGTAGAATCTTTTAAAGATATTACTAGACAATGGGCTTCTTTAAGAAGACAGAGACTCATAGCAGATACAAAAAGAAGAAAAAATTTAAATAATATATCTGTCAAATTAACACCAGAAGACATTTTAGATTTAATACCTAAAGATTTAAAGTGTCCTATTTATAAAGTTCCATTTGTTTTTAATATTAATAGCCCTTGGAATTTATCTTTCGATAGAATAGATAACAATAAAGAGTATACAAAAGATAATGTAGTTGTAGTTTCCGTAAAAGCTAATACAATAAAAAATACAGCTACATCAAAAGAACTATATAAGATAGCAGATTTTTATTATGAATTGGAGAAAAATAACCTTGACAAATAAACTACTTTATGTTATAAGCATTGTTCATTTAATGATTGGAGTTTTACATGAACGGACTAATTAAGATAGACGAAAATACTACTGACTTTTCCATGTTATACACTGTCCCAATGGATAGTGGACCTAACTTGGCAAGGGCCAGGATTAACAAGGACAATACCACAGAACACAATGGAGAAATGGTAGAGGGTATTCCTGCACCATCAATAGCATTGAATCACCCTGATCATGGTGATGTTTTTGCTAAAGATACCTACTTCAGGATCTTTGCAGAGACTATGCAAACTTCTGTATATGATCCAGACTCTCAGAAGTTCTCCAACATATCTCAACACTTTATGAGCTTTAAGAATAAAGCGTTGGATTGGTTTGGTGGAGATAAGTGTGGTTGGGTAAGCAATGCAGAAAGAGAGAAGCTACGTGCTTCTGATCCTATTGCCTATGCTACTGCATCTAAAGCTAAGTTAAGTAGAAACCTTTTTGGTTTGATACGTATGGATAATCCTGTTGCTGCCTCTGGTGAGAAGGTAGAGATTGATGAGGTTCCATTTAGAATCAAGCTAGGTCCATCAAACTTCTTTGAGATTGGTAAGTTACTACCTTCCATTAAGAAGCAGTATCAGATGGAGCCTTTTAATTGTGATATAAAGATAGGTTATGAACTAAAGAAAGCAGGTTCTAATAAGTACTTTGTGTTGAAGTATACACCTATGGTTAATGAGCGTAGAGCATTGACTGATGTTACAAGAGGATATCTACAAGACTTTGCTGATCTTATCACTATGGAGAATGAACAAGTAGCTGATAAGATGAGAGAGAATATGGTTCCTAGTCAGGTAAAAACTGATCTGGATGTAGGTGCAACTATTGACGATGAGATCCCATTCTAGGATGGATCTACAAACAACTATTGATTCTTACCTAGCTGGTGATCCTAAGATTCCAGATGACATAGTGTTTCGTGCTAGTCAGATGTTTAATAGTAAGCTAGGTAAGTTTAACTTCAGAAGAAAGGGGGGAGCAAAACTCCCCTCTATGTCTCAGGTAGGTAAACCATTCTGTCAATTACACGCAGAGAAACTTGGTTGGCCTAAAGCACCTGAGTCAAATTCTTTTCGTATAAAAATGTTATACGGTGATATGACTGAAGTTATTGCTGTTGCTATCCTACTGGCTGCAGGAGTAGAAATAGTAGACTTAAACAAAAGAGTAGGATATAAGACTCCTGATGGAGATTACATTAATGGAGAGTTAGACTTAGTTATCAGAGATGGTAACGGTTTCTCTTTGTGGGATATTAAAAGTGCGTCAAGGTTTGCCTTTGAAAAGAAGTTCGCTTCTTATGAGGCATTGAAACAAAATGATGACTTTGGTTACTGCTCACAGTTGTTTGGTTACACTAAAGCTGAACGAGAAGAGACTCCAGAGATAAAGGCAGGTGGTTGGATAGCAATCAACAAAGAAACAGGTGACATGAAGATAGTTCAAGCTGATCCTGATGATGAAGAAAGCTATACTAACAAGATAGAAGATACGATAACTCGTTATAAAGAAGCTACGGAAGACAACTTTGTACGTGGATTTACTGATGAGGAAGAGTTCTTTTATCGTAAACCAACAGGTAATAGAAAACTAGGTATGACTTGCTCTTACTGTAGTTTTAGATACACTTGTTGGCCTGATCTAAAGTATGAACGCAACCCTAAATCAAAGTCAGCAAATGCCTACCACCACTACACGGTCTTCAAGTAGAATAAGTGTAGCGTCTGCTAAAGCTAAAGGACGCAAACTTCAACAGTGGGTACGTAATTACCTTCAACAGCATCTTAAAGGTGTCGAGGATGATGATATTACGTCAACTCCTGGTGGAGTTAATGGGCCTGATATAGGTCTTAGTCCTTTGGCACGTAGATTGTTTCCTTGGACAGTTGAATGCAAAGCAAGATCATCCTTTGCTGTATATGCTGCTTTGGAACAGGCTGAAACTAATATGATGAAAGCTACAAAACCAGTAGCAATATTAAAAGGTGATCGAAAACGTCCGTTAGCACTAATGTATGCTGATGATTTTATGGAGTTGACAGTATGTCCGACAAAGAAGAAGAAATAGTACATGAGGTAATGTTACCTGATAATACTTATAGTGTATTTTGCACTTACGATCCTGAAAGAAATGAACTTCAAATATATGATGGATCATTTAATTGTTCAGGTATGATGGAAGAGATAGGTATTACTATGAGAACAATGCTTGAAAATGTAGTTATTGAAGCACAGACTAGATTAAAAGATGTAAACGTACAACCATTACAAAAGATAGAAAAAGTAAATGGTAATGTTGTTTATGCAAACTTTAATAAAAAGGTACACTAATGATTCCAAGAGAAGTGATACTAAAAAAAGCAAGTGAACTTATTACAGGAGATAGAGATAAGGAGTACGGAGATGCATTTACTAACTTCAATGATATAGCGCAAGGATGGAGCCTCATATTAAAAAAGCACGTAACCAGAGAAGATGTAGCATTATGTATGGCATGGGTTAAGATGGCAAGATTAGCTAAGAATCCTAATCATCAGGATAGTTGGGTTGATATAGCAGGTTATGCAGGTTTAGGAGGAGAGATAGGGTCAATGGATGCCTCAACTAAATTA